CTCATTGCCGCGGGGAGGACGACTGCCCAAGCCGATGCGACGATCCTGGCCAACGCCACAAGATTCGCACTTCGCAAGGGGGTTACGTATAGCGCCATAATCCATGGGGCTATATATAGAACCAACTCAGGCCAGGCAATACCGCACTGGATCAGATGTACCGAGCCTAAAAAGACAGACAAGTTTACAGTTGGGTCCGGAAACGAAACTTTCACTAACATATTTGACCGAGTGTTTAACTCTGCCAAAACCACATTTGCCCTTAGCAGAATACGGTATGCATCAAGGTCTGTTTCGGGCTCTCCGTACACTACCCTGCTGACCTACAGCGCGGGCGAGCCGCCTGTAACATACCTGGCCAACACGGCCCGGCTGGAGATGCAGTCGCGAACAGACGGGCTCAAGACAATCTTTGGCATCTCTCACCCGTCATCAACAGGGTCATACGATGGCAACTTCCGAGTCCGCTATGATGTATCGGCTAATGCAATATCCACGATACGCCTATCTTACCCAGAAAACCTACGGGGCTACAGCTACAGCCCTGGGGGGAGCAACATCAAAACACACATCCGAGTCATCCCGTCCACCCCGTTCCTCGCTGGCACAGCTAGTGCCGGCGCTGTCGGCGTGTCCATCAACGGCGCCACAGCCACGACGGGGGAGGCAACCATCTATGGGGAGATCCCAAGCCTTGTAACACAAGCCGGGTTCGTAGATGACTTTGCCGCCCAGCTCGAGGCAGATCGTCTGGCCGACTCGTCAAAGGCGTCTGGGACCAAGGTGATCAACGTCCAGGTCAAAGAGGAGGCCCTCAAGCCATGGGACGGGTTCGACCTTGGAGATGCCGTGTCTTTGCACGTCGTCGACGGGAATGTTAACATCCCCGATGAGAAGGTCAATATTGCAGGCGTGGAGTGGGTGGGGTACGCAGACGGCCACGAGGAGTTGAACCTCGAGCTGATCCAAGGCACCAATTTCTAGCCATGTCGTACGCACAGTTTCAGGCTCTTATGGCCGCAATAAACGACGTCAGGTCCGAGCTCACGGAGCGCCTGGACCGCATCGAGTTGCGCCTGCGCGACGTGGAGGATTTCCAGACTAAATCGGAGGCCTTGGAGGAGGCTGGACAGGAGCGCAGTATTGCTCTACGATGGCGGGTGGGGATCGCTATTAGCGCCCTAGGGGCCGTCATGTCCCTCATAGTCCAGGTAATAAAACTGGGGGGAAACTAATGTCGCAAGAAGTACGCATGATCAAATCGCTGAGGGACCAGGGAATGTCCTTCGCAAAGATCGGTGAGCTGATGGGCATAACAAAGGATCAAGCTCAGAAGAAGTTTAAGAACTATGGGTCAGGGCTTGACGAGGACACAGTAGAACTGTACAATAGTACAGAAGGACTGGACACAAAGAGTATTCGAAAAACTAATAAAAAGTTAAACAGAACTGTTAATAGTTCAGGAGTTCTGTATACGCCCGGCGGGAATGACTACATTGGAGTCAACGTCGGGTTCTTTGACATTGAAAGCACTTACTCCAGTTGGCGCCGGATGCTCGTTGGCTCGATTGCCGACCAGTTTGGGAATGTTGAGACGTACACCCTTGACACCCATCCAGGAAAGAATTGGCTGGACGACTCAAAGCTGGTCGAGGCGTACGCCCGACGGCTCGAGGAGTTTGACGTTCTCTATTCATGGAACGGCAAGCTGTTCGACATTCCGGTCATCAACTCTCGCTTGCTGAAGAATGATCTGAAGCCATGCGAGCCGCAGATGCACGTGGACCTGATGTACAAGGCTACGGGTTCTGCCCTGGCAATTGGACGCAAGTCACTCGAGAATGTGTCAAAGTATTTCGAGGTCAACAACTCAAAGACCCCGCTCGACGTGCGGATCTGGGAGAGGGCTGACCACGGGGACAAGGAAGCATACGAATTGATTATCGAACACTGCGAAGCAGACGTATTGGTCCTAAGGGACGTGTTCGGGAAGCTGAAGAAGCTCGTTCACGTAATGCACCGATGAAAGTGGGCGTGGTCGGCAGCGGCCAGGTCGCCCAACACCTCATCGAGGAAGGGAAGAAGCGGGGTCTTGATATCGTCCTCATCGGACGCGATGGGGGCCCCGCCCCATCCAAGCGCAAGCACGCACCGGATCGGACATATACCGAGCTTGGTGACTTGCTAGCCCACGTAAAGGATCGCGACGTTGTGATCAACACCGCCGCGTTCCGCGATCTCATGGCATGCCAGGCCGACGCAGAAAAGGCCATGGCTATAAACACGCACCTGCCAACGCTCCTGTCTAGCCAGGGGCCGCGGCAGGTTTTTATTTCTACTGACTACGTCTTCCGTGGACTTCAGCAAGGACCGCGCCGAGAGACGGAGCAGCCGGATTCAATATGCAACTATGGCGCGAGCAAGATACGCGGTGAGTACGGCGTCCTGGATAGAGGCGGCTCTGTGGTGAGGATTTCCTCGCCATGGGGGATATTCCCTAGCCCAGAGCGAGCTCACTTCGTGGACGCAATCGTCCCTAAGGGTGCGGCTTCCGGTAACCTAGACATGCCGATTGACCAGGTTTTTTCGCCAACATACCTTCCAGATCTTGCCCCAGTGATCCTGGACGTGGCGCTGGATGAGAAGGCGGACGGTATATACCATGCGGTCAACAGCGGGTACACTAACTGGGCTGAGTTCACGAGGTTCATCTTCCAGACTCTTGGCGCCAAGGTGAAAGTGACCGGGTCTGAACGGCTCGATATCCTGCGCCCCAAGTTTGGCAACCTTGGAAACTCCAGACTTCCGAAGCAGAGGACCTGGCCAGAAGCTTTGGTGGAGTATCTTCGTGGCAGCCAGAAAGCAGAGGACTTGAGATGAAGATATTGGTCACTGGTAATGTGGGGTACCTAGGTTCAATCCTCACCAGCATGCTGAAGATTAGAGGGCATACAGTCCACGGTCTAGACAATGGCATGCAGCTTTCGACACTCGTAAATCCGCTCGGGCTATACAGCCCGGAGAAGCAGTACCATTCTTACGCTGACTTGGACGAGCCGGGCTACGATGTTATCTATCACTTGGCAGCAATATCGAACGATCCAATGGGGGAGGTGGACGACGGACTGACGTACGCCACCAACGTCGCGCTCGTGGACTTTATCTGCCAGAAGTATCCAGACGCCAGGCATGTTCTTGCATCGTCGGCGTCGGTGTATGGAGCCATACCGTCAACGGACATGGCGGACGAGCTTTATCCGCTAAACCCGCTCACGGCCTACGCTAAGAGCAAGGTAGCGGCCGAAGACGTGGTGAGGCGCCACTGGGACTACTCCATCCTGCGTATGGGTACCCTGTGGGGTGCGTCGCCAAACTTCAGGCGGGACATCGTAGTAAACGCATTTTTCCATGAAGCGCACTACTCTAACAAGATCACGCCAAAGGCGCAGGCTAGGCGCCCGATGCTGCACGTAGACGATGCTGCCAGGACCATGATCCTCGCAGGTTACTCCGGCCTATGGACTAACAAGGTGGTCAATGTGGCCACCGAGAACACAACGGTGAGCGACATCGCAAAGGCGGTGGCGTTTGCATCCGGCGTCCAGGTCGACTGGTCGGAGTCCAAGGAGCCAGACAAGCGCGACTACGCTATGGTCACAAAGAGGTACGAGAGCATATCTGCAGAGCTAGGAATGGTGGTCAGGATTGGCGATCCTTCGGCCATGTCGGCGATCAAGTCCGTGATCTATGACTTCAACAAGCCGTATCCGACTCGGCTAGAGCAGCTCAGAGCTTGGCTTGACAACAAGAAAAGCTAGTGCAATAATCAGGCCGTAGAGGCCAATTTCTACGAGGGCTCCTGCGTCGGTCTCCGCAGGGGCCCTCAACTATTTGAGACTAGGTGAGAACATGCACGTGAAGGATAAGATCGCAGAGGTCCTCCGGGCTCGTAGCGAGGTCGGTCGTCCATCGAAGCGCAAGTGGCGCGGCAGCCTTCTTGGTGGCTGCGTCCGGGCGCACTGGTATTCCGCCAACGGCGTGCCAGCTTCTGAGCCATTCACCGATGACACACTGCGAATATTCGCAATGGGGAATGCGGTTGGCGACTTCCTGGAGAAGGCGCTGCGGGAAGCTTACGGAGACAGGATCAGCTTCGAGGTTCCGGTGATATCGGACGAGTTCGATTTCGCTGGGAACATCGACGCCCTTCTCCAGCTAGAAGGCGGCAAGGTAGTAGTCCTTGAATTCAAGAGTATTAAGCACCAGGGGTTCATCAGGCTCAGAGAGCCAAAGCCGGAGCATGCCATACAGGTGGCATCATATGCCAGGCTCATTGGAGCTAAGGACATCGAGGCGTGGGTCGTGTACGTCGACAAAGAAAACTACGACATCCTCGAGTTCCAGGTGGACGTGCCGTCGTGGGCGGACCGAGCCAGGAGAATCCTAAATGTGCTAGACTACTACGGCGACCGGAAACCGCCACGGTTGCCAGAGGCCGACACACGGAAGTGGCCGTGTGGATGGTGCAATTGGCGGACGGAATGTCTAGGAGGTACAAATGGCTGAGGCCAAGAAGAACCTAGCTGCCAAGCTCGTGGACATCATGAAGGCAGTTGGATACATCCGCAAGTCTGGTACGAATCAGGCCCAGGGATACAAGTACGTTATGGCCACCGATGTGGCCGACGCAGTTCGCGAGGAGATGGGCAAGAACAACGTATCGATGGTCCCGTCTTCGGTCGATGTGGTCGGGGAGGGCTTGACGCCTAGCGGCAAGCAGACCCTGCTCACGCTTCGATTTACGTGGACACTAACCGATGGAGACACTGGCGAGACTATTACCTTCCAGTCCATTGGTACGGGGTCAGATAGCAGCGATAAGGCTGCTTACAAGGCGGCCACAGGTGCGCTCAAGTACGCACTTCTTACCGCGTTCTTGATCCCAACAGGCGACGACCCGGAGAACGACAGCAATGATAAGACAATTGCCGATGCAGCTGCTAGAATCTTCGAGGCTAAGCCAGCGGCAAAGACGCCCGCTAAGACAGCGTCTGCAGACTTCGAAGGGGTGGACTTCTAATGGAGCGACTTGATCTTTGGTTCGGTAAGGAAGCGCCGGTGCGCAAGCGTATTGAGAAGCTTGGGGTTAACGCCCTGACATTCCGCGGGCAGGCGCAGACGGCAGAGTATGATTGGTGGGTTGCGAACAAAAAGAATGGTGCAGAGCCGACTGTCCGGTATTTGAATGCATCGGTCACGGTGTTTGACGAGGCTCTAGCTGAGCACGTGGAAAAGATTTACGCGTCGTATCAGAAGAAGCTTGAGTCAGACTCGCGTGATCCTCGGCCACATATTCATGTTATCGGTCGATTTAGCGGCGACAAAAAGCTGTCTGATGACGGCAAGCGTTACTTCGTCGACTTCAATGTTGTCGAGGCCAGCCCGCTAATTTTCGGGACGCTTAGGAAGTGAAGCCAGTATTCAGCGGTGCCAGGGCAGTAATCGAGGCGTCTCGATGCGCCCTGGACCGCGAATACTCCAAGCGCGATCACGCGGTCTGCGCTTGGTGCCAGTACGCACCTGGCGATTTGATCAAGGAGGTCTGGTCTTGGATGAAAGATCCTGCTAACGGGCAGGAGATTGCCAAGGAAGACAGGGGAGAGGTGGAGCTCTGGTAGGCATGCTGCTCGCAGCTGCGATTGCAGTTTGCCTACCGACTCCGCAAGATACGAATAAAGGTTGGGCTTCTTGGTACGCCTCTCCACTAAAGTCTAGTCATCTCTACAACAATCCTTGGTACACTCGTGGCAAGAACAAGGTTCTAAACTTCGCGGCGGTCAAGTCGTTCAGATGGAAAGACACGCCGTACAATATTCAGGTATGCTCGGTCAAGACCGGCAAGTGCGTCATAGCCAAAGTAGTAGATCATTGTGCCGGCTGCACCGGAAAGCGAATAGTCGATCTAAGTCCGATAATATTCACAGCGCTTGGAATCCCGCTCCATCATGGAGTGGCCAAGGTGGTTCTCAGGAGGGTAGATGGCAATCAAGGGTCCTCTTACTGCAGCGCAGCGTCGAGGCAGAAATAATAGGAAAAGGGGTAATGCAATTGAGCTTTGGGCGTGCAAGGAACTTGGAATTTCTCGTACAGGAATGTTTGGAGGAAAAACTGATGGCGGAAAACATGATGAGTGGCTGGTCATACAGGTCAAGAGCGGCCCGTCGAACTTCTCGGAAAAAGTCTGGAAGCTTCTTGAGTCGCTTAATCCGACGGCTTCGCAACTCAAAGCGGTTGTCACGGTCAGCGCGGACGGCCCTGGGGCGAAGAGGCGGGCGTACGTCACGCTAGAAATGTCTGACTTTATTGATTGGTTTGGAGGTAAGAATGTACAGAAAACCGACGATACTGAATAAGGGTATCTTCATGGATGACCGAGGGTTCTTCCAGGAGGTCACGAAAGAGGGCGACGACATCATGAACCTGCTAGGAGTGATCCGGCAGATCAATATGAGCAAGAGCAAGAAGGGTACGCTTCGTGGCATACACGCCCAGACCGGCATGGCCAAGGCAATGTGGGTGCCGTACGGAGCTGCCCAGATCGTGGCTGTCAACCTGGACATTACGTCATCTGAGTTTGGCAGCGTCATATCGCACCACATGTCCGCAGGGGACGGCAAGGTATTCTACGCGCCTGACAATTGGGGCCGCGGATTCCTGGCCCTCGAGGAGGGTACGGTTGTGGCCTATGCCTGCTCAGATGTCTACCGGCCGAACTTTGAGTTCGGCATAAACCCGATTGACTGCGGCATAAACTGGGATCTCGAGCGCATCGACGGCGATCCGCTCTTGAGCCCTAAGGACAAGGAGGCCAGGTCGATCAAGGACCTGTTGAAGACGAATGGTTCCTAAGAAGCCTAAAAGCAAGCCGTCTATTGAGCAAGCTCTGATGGAATGGCGAGTGATTTACGCAGGAGTGCTACAGACTCTTTATGAGTCGCAGGAAATTGACTCTGCTGTAGGTGAGCGCAGCGACACTTCTATTGAGGTCGCAGGGCAGATAGCAGCAGAGCTCTGGAAGGGAGTTGACCATGGCGACGACGCCTGAAGAGGTACAGCAACAGCCCAAGGGGGTTCAAAAAGTCATTGAGCGCATCACGGCTCCAGTGAGTGATCATAACGGCAAACAGCGCGTTGCCTTTGCGGTTGCTGCGGCGGCCGCTACGACAGCGCCACAGCCATTTGCAGGAGTCCTGGCGGCAATACTTCTGGCCTTGGCGTTCGACCGGAAGCGATGATTTATTTCTCTTGCCCGATGTGTGATAGTGAAGCAGTCACTCCGCACAGGAAGCGGGCGAGGAAGTTTCTGGTCCAAGGTTCCAGGCAGTACGTTGCCAGGATGTATCTGTGCAGGAATTGCAAACACAAGTTCATTGTGGTATCTTTTATAGCCCGAGGCAAGGCAGCTATAGCAATAGAAGAAAGGTTGGAAGATGAGCATTGACTTTAGCAAGTACCAGAAACAATCATCGGCTACTTCCGGCGCATTCCAGGACCTATACAGCGATCAGGCCAGGCTGGCCATCGCTGGTCTTGGCCTTGCCGGCGAGTCTGGCGAGGTGGTCGACTACCTGAAGAAGGTTGTTGGTCACGGACACAAGCTTGAAAAGGACAAGTTGGTGAAGGAGCTCGGCGACGTCCTGTGGTACGTGGCTGAGATCTGCAGCGCAATCAACGTTGATATGGGAGACGTTGCGAAACACAATATCGACAAGCTCCGCTCACGTTATCCAAAAGGGTTTAGCAAGGAGCGAAGCATCAACCGGGCAGAGTATGCAGAATACTAAGCCAGGGTACGACGTCCCGCAGGCGTTCAAGGACTACTTCTACAATCTCTACGGTGATTGCTGGGAGATCCTTGTTTCACGCCAGCGCGGATACGGACCCACCAACATCGAGGCACTTGGCCCGCACGGCGTGTTCTCTCGCCTAGCATCGGACAAGTGCGCTCGAGTTTGGAACTCGATGAATGGCAGCATCGAGAGCGGCAAGATCAATCTCAACGATGACTGGTACGGTCCTGAGGTCAGGGACGCCCTGATCGATATAGCTAATTACGCAATGATCATGATCTCGCTAGGCGAGGAGAAATGGTCCGATCTAGCGAGGGACAAAGATGGCGAGCGAGATTAGGATGGAGCTCGAGAAGGTTATTTCCGGAAGAAAGTTTACGGCAGAGCAGATAGAGGCCATACGATCTTCGATTGTTCGCGGCGACATCGACACTATTGCGCACGCCGCAGCCGGGGGAGTTGCCCTGGCCATAGAGATCATAAAGAAGTATGAACAAGAAAGCCAAAGACGAAGCGGCTGAGTTCTTCCGGCGCGATGCCCTGAAGCAGGGGATGTCCCTCAAGGACTACTGCGACAAGTACGGCATCGACTACTGGGAGCTCGTCGGCAAGAAGCGCCCAGAGGTGTCGATACACCAGACCCAGGTGACTTGACGGTCCTTGGGTCTTCTGCTAGGATGCCCATAGAAAGGAGGCCATCTATGGATATGGCATACACTAAGGACCAGTTTAGAGGACGCTACTACAAGGGCAACTGGGATGTTCCCATGATTCACAAGATGCTCGACTGGGCAGTGGAGCGAGCTGCCTACAACGGGCACACGTTCCTGAGGCTTGTGGTTGACGACCCGAAGGTATATGCGCTAAACTGCCTATATTGTGAGTCCTGGGCTTCGCTGTCGTCATACGCTGACGACTTCGGGATCTGGGGTGGGGTAGTATATCGAGAGTGCAATGGAGGCCAAGATGAGTGAAGTACAGGATTTCTGGGTTTACTGCCCGGCGGTGGGAAAAAAGCATGGGCTTATGGAGCTTATGAAGAACGATTCTGGAGGGCTGTTGCTTTACTGCCCTAAGTGCTACAAGCCACGAAAGAAGAAGGTACAGTGATGCACGTTGCCCCTCATGACCAGGTAGCCGAGCAGGCTCTAGTTGGTAGCATCCTAATCGACCCTTCGATCTTCAGCCAGTTGTCTGAGATGATTAAGAGGGACGATATCTACAACCCGGGCCTTCAAGAGGTTTGGGGCGCCTTCGAGCGCCTTGATCTAAAGGGCGAGCCAATCGACCAGGTGACCGTTTATGAGGAGGCCAAGACATATCCCGGCATTGCAAACATCATCACGGAGACCATGACATCTACTCCATACGCCGGTAATCCGCAGGCGTATGCGAAGATCGTTGCGGATAATGCGGTCTATCGCAGGTTGATTGAAGCAGCCCGCAAGATCGCCGAGCTGGGGTACAGCTCGCCCGATTCGACTGAGTCTGCCCTCGACAGGGCCGAGTCGATTCTCTTCTCCGCTAGCAGAAGCCAGCGTAGCGGTAGGTTCTGGACCGCCCCTGAGATGGTCGGTCGAGCATACGACCGCATCGCTCGCATCGCAGCGGGGGAGAATAGGGCTGGAGTTCCTACAGGAATTGCAAGTATCGACCGCGTAACCGGTGGCTGGCAGAAGTCAGACCTGATCATCATTGCCGCACGCCCTAGCGTTGGCAAGACAGCCCTGGCCACTACGATGGCTATGAACGCTGCGGCGGCAGGAAAGAAGATTGCCATCTTCTCAATTGAAATGAGCTCTGAGCAGATTGGCGCACGAATGCTGTCAATTGCTAGCGACGTGCCTCTTCACAAGATTCGCCAGGGCGTACAGAACGGGATGGATCTTGCCAGGATAGCATCTGGCGTTTACGAGATCGAGCGTGCCGACATCAATGTGGACGATACGCCGGCCGCCACTCCTGGAGAGCTGCGCTCTAAGTGCCGCCGGCTTTTGGCGGACAAGGGTGTCGATCTAATCATTGTCGATTATCTTCAGCTCATGAGTCCAGACCGCGTATCTAAGGACGGCAATCGAGTCAATGACGTCAGCGACATCAGCCGTGGATTGAAGATGCTCGCTCGCGAGCTGAACGTGCCGGTGATTGCGCTGTCGCAGCTTTCTCGCTCGTCTGAGTATCGCGAGTCTGGCGAGCCTCGCCTATCTGACCTTCGCGACAGCGGGGCCATCGAGCAGGACGCCGACCTGGTCCTCATGCTATGGAAGAAGGGTGACGTTGCGTTTGACGACATCGACGAGACCGTGTATGCTAAGATTGCCAAGCACAGGAATGGGCCGACCGGCTTGGCTGAGCTACAGTTCCATCGACCCACTGCAAAGTTTAGTGAGGTGAAATAATGATCAAGATCGAAGTAAAAGCTTGCGAGCATGGGCTATGCCGGTGCATGGCCGCCAAGATCGAGAAGGATATCATGCCAGAAGCTCACGCACAGGGTTTCAAGGAAGGATATGAGTCGATACTGGAAAGCATGGAGATGATCACCGACGCGGTGGCAAAGCTCGCCAAAGCCGGCAAGGATCACAGGCCGATGGTCATGACCTTGATCCGACGTTTGAATGCTATGGTCCAGGTTCAGCCAGACGGAACAGTCGAAGTGGACCAAGAGGCATACAGGCTCGTAAATTAGAGGGGGGCTGCCTCGCCCCAGGGAGAGCTTTTCCGGGCTTCCTGGGGCTTCTGAGACCGGAATACGGAGGTTTTATGAGCAAGGTGCAGACGCCAGAGTGGGCAGATGGGGCCATTTTATACGACGGGTTCGATGATTGCCTCATCGGGTTCGGGACGCAGTTCAACAGGCCGGTGGCTATCTACGACTACAACAAGTGCCTCGCCAAATTGGATTTGCAGTTCCGGGCAGAGTGCGAGTACGCGAGCGCATGCGAGTGCGACCACGATCTCGAAGCTCAGGAGTGGATGGACTTCAACGTCACCGGTGGTTGGGTTGGAAATAACACTCCAGTATTTTTGATTCGATCAGAAGAAGAAGACGAAGAGCCTCAAGGTTGTAAACATTGCAGCAGCGTAGGTAGTTGCGCCTGCTGATCGCGGGCCCGTAGCTCAACGGTTAGAGCACCGAGCTTATATCTCGGCGGTTCCTGGTTCGAGTCCAGGCGGGCCCACCAGCCTCGCCTCGCCTGCGTGATAGTAGAGCGAACTTAACGCGGCAAAAAAATAGCCGACGCCGCGTGAGCGGCGCCGGCTATTAGTTATTTTTGCTTCAATTGCGAAGCTATTACGGCTAGCAGGAACGCGATTCCTACGACAATGCGCGTGATGTTGTCTTTTGTTTCTCTGTAGCGCATGATTGGATCTTCTTCTTTGCTTCGCCAATATTCATTCCACTTTTCTCCGTTTGTCATACATGACTGCCTTTCTAGTCATCTGATTTCACCGTTGTGTTTGTTGCGTGTTCTTGCTGATTTAATTGGTCAATCCAATAGTTTACTTGTGGATAGACTTCATCTTTTAGGAAGTCGTCCATGCCACCCCAGCCGGACAGTACGAAACCCCAGCATGAGTCCAAGTGCGTTTCCGATTCGTTTTCGCATGCTGCGCACTTGTCCTTGCGAGTGATTACATAGCCTACTACATTGCCATTGATTACGCTGTCGAATGTTTCTACTGCGTTCTTGAGCATTGACTCTAGATCTTCTTTGTCGGTTACATCTAGCGCCTGCTCTTTTGTGAGTGCAGCGAAGCCGCATTGACCGCTGTCCCATGGATCGCTGAACGATCCAGTGCTGAGACGGATTGCTCCGTGCGCCAGCATGTACAACGGCAATGACATTACATACTTGCCGGAGTCGAGTTCTGCTTGGAACTCGTCCATTGAGTCGCATGTCACATCTGTCTTGATGTGCCGGCCAGTGCCCCTACTGCCTATGATAGTGAACGCCTTGTGATCTTCTGGATCTACATCCAGATCTTGATACACTGCCCACTCGATACCGTGCGCATCGTTGCGCCCGGACTCTAATGGCTTATCCGAGAACGGCATTTGCTACCTCCTTATTGTTTGTTAGCCAGTCATCGACTAGGTGCTCTGCGATGTCGTACCATTGGATTTCATTCCATGCTGCGTTTGCGATGTCGCCTAGTGGCCCATAGGAATGTTTGAAGTTACATGATTGGAAGTCATCCATCCACATTGCATTTGCATACTCTTCTAGCCACTGCGATACTTTGTAGGTAACATCCATTTTGTCTAGGTTTGAGTAACCCTCGTTGATTGACTCTTCTTTGGCAATTTCTTCTATTCTTTCTTCTGCGATTTCATAGAATCCTGAATCATTGGTAAGCCATAGATTCATATTCCATGTTTCGTAGTTATGCCAACCGTTGTACTTTTCGCACATTTTAATCCTCCTCGTATAGATGCTTGTGCTTTGGCCAGCATTCTGAGCAGTACGAATGGTATGGGTTTGGCTCAACGCCACCCTCCCAGTCTCCTGATCGTTTGCCGCATGCTTCGCAATCAAATGCATCAAAGTTTATAACTGTGATGCCTATAGCTGCTGCGTTTTTTACGAATTCGTCCATGTCAAACATGTTGCCTCCTTGGGGAGGAGCCGAAGCCCCTCCCCTGTGATAGTTACTTTACTCCCAACTTCTTGAGTTGCTGCGTTGGCTTGGCAACTCGGTTGAGATTGACTGCGAATGTGACTACTGCTTTCTCGTAGAGATCGCCGAAGTCAACATTGTTTGATCCGCAATCGTTTGGATCCCAACTGCCTGTGCTGTATCCCGCATTTGTTGCGATCTTTGTGCGTGCACCCCAGCCGGTGTAGTCCTTGAGTTCTTTGATTGCCTCGTGCAGATCACCCACGAACCGAACTGTTGCCATGTTGTGTTCTGCGTTGTTGTATCTCTTTGCCATCTGGCGTCCGATTTCCACTACTGCTGATTCGAACGCATTGCTGAGGATTTCTAGATCTACTTCACCACTGATGTTGACATTGATGTCTTTGACATCTGCCAGTCGTGGTGGTACGCACTTGAGCTTGTTCTTGATTGCCTTACCCATTGTTTTCCTCCTTCTTGCGCTGTACGATGTACGCGCCTGTGCCGAAGTCGTACGAGATATCGTACGATTCATCGAACTTTTCGAACGATTCACCTGATTCTGTTAGCTCGAAGACTCTGTTGAGTATGGCAGTCAAGTATGACCACCGCTTGTCTTCTTCTACTCCGTCACCGTCGATGATTCTGTCCATCTCTTTGCCTGCGAATGCTGCTGCCTTGAGCAAGTTCTTTTGAACTAGTCTTAGATCTCGCAGTACTTCTGGATTGAAGCCAGTTAGTTCGTCGAGATTGTCAACGATTTTGTCTAGTTCGTAGTATAGATCATTGACTTCTGACTCTGCATCTTTTGCGTATGATGCTGCGTTTTCAGCAGAGTTGCTTGCCGTATATGAGTTACTCCTCGCTGATTCGAGAAGTTCTTTCAATTTCTGAATATCCATTGGTCTCTCCCATTCTGTCCAGGTTGAAGTCCTGAACACTACTCATTGCTATTGACTGTGCGTACTCGCATTCGTCGCACAATCCATATCCGAAACCTTCAGAGTAAAACCCTGTTTGGACTGGATCGAAGCGTACTGAACAATCAGCACACTGGATCAGTCTCTTTTTCGCCATCTACATCACCCCCTTTCGCGGCCATATTGAAGAAGTCTTCTATTACCAGTTCTGGGTTCCATAGGTCTTGGTTCCCAGCCCGGATGCTAGTGTAGCTGTTTCCTCCGATTACCAAATGGTCTAGTAGCTCGATGTCTAGTAGTGCTGCTGCTCGGCACATCTCTGATGTAAGTTGTATGTCTGCTACGCTTGGTTCTGTATTACCGCTTGGATGATTGTGAACCATTACCATGCCTGGCGCGTTCTGGATGATAGTAGTGCGTACGATCTCTGCGACCCTTACGCTTGTCCCAGTTGCTGTGCCGGTGTATACCTTTTGGATTCCGATTAGCCCATTTTGTCCATCAAGTGAAAGCACCCACAAACCTTCTTGGTCTGTTGACAATGCTGTCTCTCTGAATAGTTCATATGCCGTAGCCGGGCTAATGATCTTTGGCCTCTCTGACTCTCCTGTTGACTTGCGTGTGATCTTGATCTCGTAGTGACTCCAGTTATCTGATTTATCCATTTAGCACCTCCATAAGTTGATACTCTATAATATGCTGAGTATCGTCGCATTCGTACGCGTAGCAGTTGTATGTTGATGGTTTGCTAGGCCACTTGAACACTGCTAGGAATGGCTCTTGCCATACCTTCATTGTATAGTCCTCATCGTCTAGGATTGTCTTGATCTCTTCGATTGCTTGCCGTTGTGTTGCGAATGCTTGCTCGTAATCTGGCATACAGGCTGCGTATGACAACTCAGCGTGATAGTGGCTCAGAGCAGGCTTCGACTGTTTCCCATCCGAGTTCTTCGTATTCCCAGTCGTACTCGTGTCCATTCTCATCTACCTCCTTTGCTGCTAGACTATTGCTCAACGCATGTACGATTGTACTGCGAAACACTTCCTGGTGCTGTACTACCCTGATGCGCTTTTCGTATGTTGGGTGGCACGCTTCGCATGGCCCTGGACATCCATGTTTCTCAGGCACCATGTTTAGCATCGCTTGCCAGTTGAACGGCTTCGGTGTTCGATACATACTGCAACTCCTTTCTTACTGATGCGATGATGTCATCTACTAGTGCTAGGCATCCTTCCCTGTCGTTCTGGGTCATTACCCACATTGACATGCAGATTTCCCAGCACATCTGGCAGTAACTACCTTTTACTGCCCCCCAGTATCCATGCCATAGCACCATTCTCGCCGTTTTGAAGTTGTCTTGGCATCTCCAGCATTTGCTTCTGATTTCTACCATAGGATTGGCTGGCCATTCTCTGCTGCGTGCTTTTTACACATGTGTAGCCTCTTTCTTACATCGAACTGATGTGTCTTTACTACTACATACCCTAGCGCATTACATGTCTTGTATACGCACTTGTATGCTTTGTTGCTGCGTCGCATCAACCCTCCTTGGTGTAGTGTGCTCGCAGCTCTTCATTGATTGTATCTGCGATGTGATAGGTGAACACGATAATCCCTAGCACTGCTAGCCCTGTAATTACACCGTCAATGATGCTACCCAATGCTACTGCTCTTGCTACACCTGCTATGATTGCGATTGTGTATACTACGGCTGTTTCCTTATTCATTAGAACCCTCCTCCCATATTCTCTTGTTCGCAGCGGCGGCATACTTGCGTCTCTCCGCTGATGTACC